GTCCAGGTGGGCTTTCAACGATTCGGGGATGCCGGGGATGGGCGGCTTGGATCCACCCTTGGCCCAGAAGACCATTCGTTCGATGAAGTTGATGGCCGTCGAGAAGTTGCGGGAGACGAGGTTGAGGTCTTTGCGGAGTGCGGCTACGTCGTCTTCGAGGGATTCGAGGCGGTCCATCAAATTCTTGGAGAACGTGACCGCGTTCGTTTCTTTGGCCGTCTTGGAGGACGTGCGGCCCGCGTAGGTCGCGCCGTATGCGGAGGCCCCGGCAACGATGAGGATCCCGGCGAGTGTGAGTATTTGGTCAGGGCTCATGCGTGATCCTTGTGTCTCTGTCGCGTTCACCCTGCATGCCTGAGACGATCATGGAGAGGGCTGCGAACAGCCAGTAGACGGCGGCTGATGTGATGGCCGCGGGGTTGCTGGTGAACGCGCCGATGAAGAACAGGGCGCCCCACACTCCGGGGGCGAACACGAGGGCCGCGAATCCGAACCAGTCACGCGGCCTGCACTGGAACGCGGAGATGATGCCGAGCAGTCCGGCGAGGACCCATAGTGCGGCGAACGGTTCGAGCGGGACATAATCTGTGAGCCACCGCAGCGAGGTCTGCCGCGTACCTGCGCCCGGTGTGAGTAGGAAGCTTGCACCAACGATGAGGTAAACCCCGGCGGACACAAGCTGGAAGGCGCCTCTGCGCCCGTTGATTTTGTTGCGCATAGTGTGCCTCCCGGCGTGTTGTGACCTGCCGGGTTGGCGGTCGTGTAGGTTCTTATGGGTGTGGCCCTGGAGCGCAAGTCCGGGGCCACATCTTTTTGTTGCTTAGGCGGCGAAGCGTTTGCCGGCTACGACGTTCCATTTGGATCCGATGGCGTATCGAATGTCGGCGTCCCTAACCTCGGACGTGTTGATTCCTCCGCCGTCGAGGAGCGTGACCTTCGCGGAGACTTCGGGCATGGTCGCAACAAAGGCGGTCATGAGGTCGATTGGCTGGAGCGGGTTGTCCAGAATCCAATTCATCATTTTGACTCCCTCAACCGACTGATTGGGGTTGGCCTCCACCCGGTAGAGCGCTTCCAGCATGAGCGCCGCTTTTATGCGCTCCCCCAGCTCGTAGTCATCCCGTGCGCGGGCGTATTTCAGCAGGTCAATGTCTGCCATGACTTCCTTTCAAGATGCCGACGCGGGGCCACACGGCCCCGCGTCGTGCTTGTTTACTTTGTCCAGGTGACGCGAATCTTGGGGTTGTGTGCGTAGCCGTACCGCTCCAACCCGCCACCACTGCCACCCAGGGTGATCCCCCGGTGAAGGCCGGACGCCCAGCCTGCGTAGGTGCTGGAGGACATTTTGATCCAGCGCCCCGCAGCACGCGGCCATGCCAGCGAGGTTGCGTGCTGGTAGGTTTTCGCCGGCATGGTGTCGGGTATACCCAACTGCCCGTGGAAGCCGATGTACGCGTCGCCGCCGGAGCCGTACCACCAAAAGTCGTAGTACACATAGACCCAGACGCCGGTGACGGTGCCGCCGTTGATGACCGATTTGATATCGGGGAACACGGCAATAGAGGACAGGTCGCCGTTGCCCGCGGTCGGTGACGGCCCGGAGTACATGTACGCCGGCGCGTAGTTGTACTTGCCGGAGCCGAAGCTGGAGCCCTTGTAGGACTGGATGCCGCCGTCTGCGGTAAATGTCCGGTCATAGTTCTTCGGCGCCGCGATGCCGGTGCCGGTGCCGCCGCCCGTGCCTGCCGTGGCGGCGTCCCCTGTTCCGTCGCGGCTGATCCCAACATCTACCGGCGCGGCGCCCATGTCTTCCACGGTGAGGAGGACATCGCGCCCACCGCTGACAATAATTTTTGACCGGCCCGTACTGACAGTGCCGTAAGACACGAGCAGAGAAACCGGCCCCGCTGGCGGGGTGATCGGACGGGACAGGGTGACAGGTGAGCGCCGCGTGGACGAGGACCCTTGGACGGACTGCCCGTAAGCGATCACCGTGGAGCTGGTTTCCGCCGCAAGCCCGCCCGTCCGGTAGTGCAGGTTGACCACACCCTCGGCGTTTGCGGTGTCCGAGTCCAGCCCGATGGGTGTGCTGGTGACCTGATACATCCGCCCCGCCGCAGCATCAAAGTCGAGCTGAAGGTAAGGCTGCGGGGTGGTGCCCGCCCAATAGAGCGAGTTGAGGGACCGCCCGGCGCGGGCGATGATCCCCTTGGGCATACTCCACAGCGACTCCTCCAGCTGCGTCCCGTCGATTGAGAGGCCGCCGGTATTGGTGAGCGGATCGTATGCATCCACGTCTAGCCCGGTTGCTGTCATGGCACCCGAGGAGCTGATGGACGCCACGAGTTCCCCGTTAGCCTTGGTGACGCCGAAATAATCGTCCGTGTCAGTGCCCATGCGGATGACCTCGGAAGGTGCGGCGCCGTCTGCACCAGCGGCTAGCACCTTGAACCCTGTCGGGGTCATTTTTGCTTGCGTCCCGTCCGGGTTGCCGGCGATGATTTCCGAGGTGAGGATGATCTTGGATGCCAGCTTGTCGGCTGTGACCTCGCCCTCAACGATGAGCTGACCCTTGAGTCTGCGCCGGAGCATGAGGCTATTCGCCGCGATGACCGCTGTGCCGGCGGCGCCGGAGAATCGGATTTCCGGGAGCATCCAGTAGCAGTTGGCGGGGATTGTCGCCATGTAGGTGTTGTCGCCGCTGATGAGCGTGGGAGCCCCGGTGATTGTGACCGTGGCTTGCCCGTCCTTGGTGCGCCCACTGAGGCGTATGTCTCCCGTTCCGCCTGCTGGGAGGGTGATGTTCGCCGCGAGTAGGAACTTGTCGCCCGGCTGGACCGGGATCCAGTCTTTGTATGCGGCGGCTGTCTGGTTGATGCCGGTTGGGCGGAAGTAACTGCTGCCCGTGCTGGTCAGCGTCAGGGCCAGGTCCCCGGCGGCGTTGACTGCCACTGTGCCGCCGTTGGTGAACTGGGCGTTCCGGAGCGCGGTCACTTCGGGCGACAGGAACCCTACGTCGGGGATGAGGTTGGTGAAGTCTCCCACCGCGATCATCTGCGAGGTGATCTTCTTCGAGTTGACAACGTCGGTCCATAGCTTATTAATCACGGCCGTGTCGAGCGTGCCGGACGTGGCGAACAGGTTTTTGATGTCCGCCCGCTGGAAGTTGGCAGTGTTGGCTACCAGCTTGTCAATGAGCGCCTGACTCATGGTCGCGGCGCCTGCGGTCAGGTAGCCGATGTCCATGTTGGAGACGTTGGAGCCGGAGACGGTCTGCTTGACCCAGCCGGAGCCTGACCACTGCCATTCGGCAATGATTTCGTTGGAAGCGTTGCGTTGCCGCCAAACGTCGCCGACCGTCGTGCCGGTGCCAGTAGCTACCGCCGTGCTGTAGTAGCTCTTGGTCTTGGATCCGGCCATGTTGAGTGCCGCGTCAGCGGTGCCCTGCGCGGCGCCTGCCGCACCCTGAGCGGTTGCCGCCGCGGCGGCGGCGGCGTCTGCTATGCCCTTAGCTGTGGCTGCGGCGTCCAGCGCGGCCTTAGCTGCGGTAATGTCGCGCATGTCCACGTCGTCAACCTGGATGACCGTGCCGCCGTTGAGGGCACCGTCGCCGCGGATGCGGAAGCAAAGCCCAACAACGCCTGCCGGGATCGTGTATGTGCCCACGACCCGCTGCCATGAGGTTGTCATGTCAGCCGCCGCGAGCGTGACCACTCCGGGGTAGGCTTTAGTGCCCGTCGCGGTTTGGGTGATTGGGGCGAGCCGCAAGTCACCCGTAGTCGGGAGGGTGCCAACGACACGAACCCATGCGGATACCTGCCACACATCGCCCGGAGTGACCGGGGCGAACAGGTTAGCGTTCGGCCCAACAGTGGTAGCACCTGTCGGCGCAACGATTTGCAGCACCTTGGAGCCGCCGTGGCCGTCCGGAACGGTCGGGAACGTCACGCCCGTGTTGTCCGGGATCCAACCGGCGCCGCCATTCTCAAACCCGGGATCCGGGACCGCGTTCACTGCCTGGGATACGGCGGCGTCTGCTGCGGTTTGGGCTGCAACGGCCACGGCGCGGGCTGAGTCCGCTTTGGATTGCGCGTCCGTTGCCGCGGCGGCGAGCGCCTGCGTCTTGGCTGTTCCGATGCGCGTGTCTACGGTGTTGAGCTGCCCGAAGGCGTCCGTGAGTTGGCCCTCGGCGGCGTCGAGCCGGCCCTTGCTTGCGGTGAGATCGCCCTCAGCCGTCCCCAGGCGCTCGTCAAGCTGCCCGGCGTCGTAAATGACGCCGTCGTACTTTGTGTCCAGGTCGATCAGCGCGTCAGTGACAACGTCCTGCAAGAAGTCCTGAACCTCAGCCAGCACAGCATCCGAGGGGCTGGACCACTTGCCAGCCTTTGACACTGCCACGAGCAGGAAATACCACTCGCCGGAATCCAGCGCCAGGGTGGCCACGTCGCCGGATTCGCCCGTGATCGTCGCGCGCTGCGTCGTGTTGTCCGGGTCGAAAGACTCGAGCCGGGAAGCGTGCACCGTGACGTGGGAGAAGTCCATCGGCGACAGTGCTTCGTCAACAAATCTCCCACTCCAGCGCACCTCGGCAGAGTTGATGCCCGTGGTCACGGTCGGCGGCATGGGCTCCGGCGGCGGCGGGCCCGCGACAGTAACCGCCGCGTGCGTGCCGTCGAACTGCTCACCAACAACAGAGACGAGCGTGCCCTCGGCGTCGTACTCCTCAACCTTGCCGGCCTCAATCGAACTGTTGCCCAACTGCGGCTTAGAGAGCGCCTTGATGGCGGCCTTGCTTGCGTTCAGTTCCTTGGAGAGCCACCGTGCCTGCTCGCGGATTTCGCTCATGTTGCCTCTACTTTCAATTCGATAGCTCCGGTGACGCAGTCGGTGTTGACCTCCAGCACGCGGACCCAGTCGTCCAGCACCCGCCAGCCGGTGTCGCCGGTCACGTACACCACATCTCCGGGCCGGAAGGACCCGTATGGGGCGAAGGGGTGGTTTTGAACGTCGAGGGTGCTGAACGTCCACTCGGCGGTTCGTGCGGCGAGTTCGGCGCGTGCGGCTACGGCGGCTTTGTCTTTCTTGCCGATGTCCTTGCGCTGCACCACTGTGGCGCGGCGCACCCGGCCCGGGTTGCCTGTCGCCCCAGCTACGACCATTGCCCGGCCCTCGCCGGAGCCCAGCACGTAAACCTCACTGGCGTAGTCACGTTCCTGCAATGGCGGGGGAACGGTCACGTTCACGCCAACCTCGAACCGCAGATCCTCACGCCGTGCACCCAACGCCGGTACACCCAACTCCAAACGGTGCGTGATGTCCTCACCAGACCAGCTAGACCGCTCCCTATAATCGAACGGGGTGTTCTTCGCCAGATCATCAATCACGGATCCGAGATCATGGGTTTCCCACCATGTGAGGGTAAACGGGGCAGCCTCGCCACCACTGATCGCGGACTGCTTAGACTTCGCCGCGGACAGTTCCTTCTTCCGGGCATCCCAAAGAGTCTTAGCGCCAGCGGGGGAGGAGTTGTTGTAGGTCGCAAGTTTGGTGTTGATGGTGGCCTGGTTGGTGCCGGTCAGGACCCACTTCTTACCGTTCCAGCCATACGCCTTGTTGAGGTCGTTCTTGTCGATCCAAAGGTTCTTAGCGTTCCGCTTGTCACCACTCGGGGCCGAGTCCTGCCATATGACCAGGCCTGTTGATGGCTTACCAGCAGACGCCAGCAGGTCCACCTTGGCGGCGTTCTGCCCGGCAGCCGCAGTGTTGTATGCGGCCTTCGCACTAGCCTCAGCCGAGGTCGCCGCCGCAACGCCAGCCTTCGCCGCCGTCAGCTTCGGATCCTCCGGGATGCCCAGCTTCACATCACTGGTGGCGTCATCCAGCACCACACCCAGATTGCCGCCCGGCTTAGACTGCAAACTAGCCCAGATCATGCGGGCCAAGTCCATGGGGTCAACTTTGATGCCCGCATAGTCGGCGTCAGTCCACGGCATACCCGTTGGGTACATGGAGAAGCCCCCGGCTTCTACCTTGAGCCGGGGGCCATCGGTGGTGACCGCGTCGATGATGCAAGCCACAGGGTCACGCCCGGCCTGCTCCGCCACGAGCAACGCACCCCACTCCTTCACCGCGGCACGGTTCGCGTACCCGGCAGGAAGGTAGCCGCTGATCGCAGCCGGCCCGTTCACAGCCTCCGCAACCTGACCGCCCTGCAACGGAACGTCACGGTCGACCCAAACACGGTCAGGGAGGGTTAGGAGGTGGAAGCGCCAGCTCATTGTGCCCCTTCGGAGAACTCCCAATCGATGACGATGGAGGTTTGGTTGTCGGCGGACCAGACGCCGGAGCCTGTCGAACGCACGCCCAGCAGGTCAATGAGCTGATCCGTGCCGCGCAGTGAGGAATCGATGATGTGCGTACCAACGAGGGTGTAGTGGTAGCGTCCGCTTGTGTCGGCTGCGTCTTGGACGAGGATGCCGTTCTGTGCTGGCGCCGTGGAGCCGAAGCCGGTCTTGATGCCCGCCGCCGACAGTGCGCCACCGCCCTGCACGAACTTGACGCCCGAGAGGTGAGCGACAATGTCAACGCGGGTAGCCCAATCCGGGACCGACACGAGAGGCCGCTGCCCAGCACCGATAGGCCAGGAAGCGTAGGACCCGGTAGGCATGGTGCGGGTGGCGTCCGGAAAAATGGTGACCATTGCACGTTCACGCCTTGGCTGAGCCACGCGGCGAAGATCGGTAATCATCGCGGACGTGACCGTTGCCGTCGAGGAAGGCAGCGTGATCTTCGCCAGAGCAATGGCCGGGTAGCCGAGGTTTAGTTCCTTCGCCGTCTTCGTGCCAGAGGGTACGCCCTGAATCACCGACAGTTTGGCGTACTGGAACGTCACCGGATCGCCCGGCGCCGCACCCTCATACTGAGGATCCAACACCCGGGCAACCACAAGGTCTGTGCGTCCGCCGCCCGAGCCCGTCGCCGTGATAGCAACGTCGGTCTGGGTCGCGTTACGCAGCCCATAAGACTGCTGACCGCCGCCCGCGTAACGATTGAGAATAAGGCCCGCGCCGGGGGAGACGCGGACGGTCGTGGTGGGCACAGTTTGAGCCTGAACCTTGAGGTCACCAAGCCCAACGATGCCCTCAGAGCCGCGAGTACTCGCGTAAGCAATGGTCCGGGCGACCTCGACGGAAAGCTGCGCCCCGCCGCCGACGGCCCAAGGGGTATTGTCCAATGCCACGATGGGCCTCCTAGATGCTTGTGTAGGCGTTACGCCATGAAAGTGTTGCCGTGGCCGTGCCGGTCTGGTCTGTACCGCCGAAGCTGAGGACGGTCGTGCCGGGCTGTAGGAGCGTGGATGACAGCCGGGTCTTGCGGGTCAGCAAGCCCGCCGCCGACGAGCCGTTTTCGCGGGTCACAGCACCCGAGAGTGGGTCCACCGTGACCGACTGGTCATACGCCAACGTCCCGATCAGGCCAACCTCCAGCCCGGAAGACGAACGAACCCACGGGTCAGTAACAGGCCCCTGAAACTTCACCTTCAAAGCGGTAGGCGCATCCCCGGCGTTCGTGACATTCCCAGCCCTAGGCGCGGAAGACCGCACCGTAGAAAGCGGGAATACGAACGGTGTTGTCCATCCACCCACAGTCGCCGGAACAATCGTCAGCGTCACGGACGTGTCGTCATCGTCGTAATGCAGCGGATCCGTCACCCGGAAATCGCACACAAGCTTCGCGGCGCCCTGATTCGCTAGGACATCGCCGGACACGCCGACGAACTGGCCGGGGCGACCATAAACGCGCCGCCACCGGCCACCCAGCTCGTAGGACAGGGGCGCCGCGGCGTTCTCCGCAAGCCGGACGGTCGGGTCTTTCCATGCAGCCTCAAGGCCCGCGGCAGTCGCCAGAGCGCCTGACAGGTCGTCACGATTGGTCGAGATGTCGAAAGCCCACGTCGAATTGCCTAGGAAATCCTGGCCGACAACCGAACCATCCCGGCGCGATCTTGGCTGGTCGGTGCCCCGGACCTCGGCTGCGCCCGGATTAAACCCGGTCACAATCAAAGATCCGACGCTACCGCCGAACTCGACGCCTCTGAATTTGAACATCATCCGCGTGAGCCTCCTCTAGCTTGTTTTCGCTGTTCGAATGAAACGGCGTCCATAAGGTCGCCGACCGATGCCCGGTCGGGAAGTTGAACATTCCATGTGGCGCCGCCGCTGGAAGCGCCAGCCACCGCCGGGTTCAGCCCCGCGGTGTACGAGCCCGCGCCGAACGAAGGGACCGAAGGAATGGACACCAAGTCATTCACCGCAGAAGTAACCCCAGCACCAGAAGCTGTCACGCCAGCTATGACGCCGGCGCCGATCATCATGCCGACTTGGGTCTTGAAAACCCGGCTGGGTGAATGGATCCCAAGGAACCCCTTTATCCCGTCAAGCATCGCCCCGCCAACATTCCGGACGGCCTGGACGGCGTTGTTGATCATCCCTGACACGCCGTTAATGAGGCCCTGAATCATGTTCTGACCGATACCAACCAGGAGGCCCGGCAGGACCGCAAGCGCCCCAAGGATCCGCCCTGGGAGGCTGTTGAAAAAGCCCAGAAGGCTGCCAATAAACCCGCTGACGCCGCCAATCACGTTGCGCCACGTATCCGAGAAGAACCGGCCAATGCCACCAAGGACGGCCCCGACAACGCCAAGGGCGATACCAAGTCCAGCACCGATGACCGAACTGACAATCCTGATAGCGCCACCAACCACGGCAACAATCGCGTTCCAGATGCCGGAGAAGATGTTGAGGATGCCGGACCATACCTGCGACCAGTTGCCCGTGATAATCCCGGCAACAACCTGGATAACGCCCTGCACGATCTGCATCACCGACGTAATCACCGACGCGATAGCGCTGAACACCGTCACAACCACCGGCATGAGAGCCTGAATGACTGGGATCAGAACCGCCAAAATGATCGTAATGAGCGGGGCAATCGCTGCGACAATGTCAGTGAAGATCGAAATCAGTGGGGGCAGGACGGCGGAGACAAGCTGCGTGATGATCGGCAGAAGCTGCGAGCCGAGCGACACCGCCAGTGGTAAAACAGCCGCGATAACACTCCCGATAGCCGCGGCGATCTGCGGGAGGACAGGCATGAGAGCTTGGAAGATTAGCGACGTAGGCGAGAGGGCCTGGTAGAGCTGGAACAACTGGGGGACGAGCGCCGAGAACATCGGCAGAAGCGGCGCAATGAACGCGCCAATTGACCCAATGAGCGGCCCGATACCATCGAAAGCCTGCCGGGCAACCAGCCCAATCCGCTCCATGACGCCAGCGAAGCCGGAAGACGTTATGTCACTCCCGCCAGCCTGAAAGGCCGCACCTAGTGCAGTAAATCCGCCAGTGAGCCCCCGGATGCCGGCAAGGGTGCCAGTCATAACCGGACCAAGGGCGGAGGAGAGTGCGCCCGTAATTGCGGTGACCGCGGGGAGGAGAGCCGAGCCGATGGCGGCTTTGCCGTCCTGCCACTGTGCGTTTAGTACCTGCTGCTTGTGTGCAAGGGTGTCAGTCTCGCGGGCGAAGTTGCCGTGAGCGTCCGCTGTCTGCTTCATGATCAGCGATACCGTTGCAGCCTGGTTCGCCTCAGCCGACAGGGAGCCCTTGACCTTCGTAAACCCGAGGGCCGCAGCCTCAGCGTCGATCTTGGCTTGATTCAGTGAGACACCGTAACGCTCAATCGGGTCACGCTCGCCCTTCAAAGCCGAGGACAGCGCGTCAACAGCTTCCTGCGTCGTGCCACCAAACATCGACGCGAGGTCGGCGCCAGTCGTGATGAGGGCCTTCGTCTTCGGCCCAAGCTCGTCCATGGCGGTTCCGCCATTTTTGAGCTGCGAACCGATCAGCGTGCCGAGGTTATTGAACTCGTTCTCAGTCAAGCCAACATCGGTAGCCGCTGACTTAGCCCAGTCGTGCATCTGCCCAGCGGAACCCTTGAACACGGTGTCAATGGCGCCGACGCTCTGCTGCAAGTCGCCGGCACTCGCTATAGCGCCCTTTACGAACGAGCCGACAGAGAGCGCCCCAGCAGCAGCGGTCAGGATCCCGCCGAAACCAAGACCGAAACCCTTGCCCGCCGACTTGCCAGCACTAGCGCCCGAAACCTCGGCACTGCCAAAGGCCTTCTTAATGTCACCTGTCAGAGTGTTGGTGCCCAAGCCAACGGAGATAAACGCGGATCCAAGTTCCGTTGCCACAAGGCACCAACTCTCTATGTAGTTACCAGCCGAGCCAATCGCGGATCGTGTCGATGCTTTCGGCGTTCCCGCCAAACTTCTTACTGTCAGGCGTGACACCAGGCCGAGGGATCTGCTTAGGCCGGTTCTTGTTCTTCTGCCCGTCCCTGGACTGCATCCAGTTCCCAGCAATCACCGCGTCAGCGACAACCGCGAGCAGATGCTCAGACAGCCCCCACGGCGCCGCGTCAGGGTGCATCTCCCGGAACAGGGCAGACGTTGCAGGCTGATATTTGACCACATCCCGCAGATCGGCCCACGACAGCAGCAGCGGCACATCAGTGACCCGGTAGCCGATGCTCAGAAGGTCGTAGTTAAGGGCTCCCCTGAACTCCCGAAGGAGTGTTAGGAGCCCTCGGATTCCCCCACAGTGACCCCACTGTCAGCCTGCCAAGCGCCGATCAGGGCGGCGAGCTGATCCTTGTCAAGGGTTCGGATCGCCTTGCCAATGGGCGAATCCTTCTCGCCAAAAACCGAAAGGTACGGGCCGATAGCGTTCTCAGGGGCAGACTCGACAGCCTCCAGAACACCAACGGAAAGGTGCTCAAACTTCGGGACGCTGTAGCTCTGAGCGCCAACCTTGAACTCGAACACGTTCTGCTTCAGGGACCGCTTAGCCGCGGGGACTTCATAAACCATGGGGTGACTCCAAAAGGTAGGGTGACTGATTCGGTGGGTGACAATTCATGTGGAACCGTGGGGCGGGGAGTCACCACAACCCGCCCCACGGGGCATGAGGGGACTAGGCGCCGGAGAAGACGCCGTTATCCAGGTACTTGTACGCCTTGTTGCCAGCGCTATCGGCGAAGGCCTCAAGGGTCACTTCGTAGCCAACAACTTCGCCATCCGAGTAGGTCACGTCGCCAACCTCTGTGATCTGGCCATCCGGGACGTAGATGCGGATCTTCGCATTGCCGTCCTTGACCTCGAACACGTAAGACTTGTGCGGCAGGGTCGCGCCGTTGACGAGCACCTTCTGGAGCGTGCCACTGGACACGGTCGCGGCGGTCGTGGTCACGTTCGCCTCGCCATAGACGGCCTTCAGCACGTCAGCGTTCAACGTCTCCAGGAACGTGAACTTGTACGAAACGTTGTGCTCGGTCTGAACAACCTTGACCGTGTCACCACCCCAAGCCCGAATCTTGTCCGTGGATCGCTCGTTGGTTTCGACAACACCGGAATCACCGATGTAGCCGGCGGCGGTGTACGCGACAAGTGCGGATACTGCGGTGGTGGGGGCTGCGGCAGCAAGGGCGCCGATCAGGATCCCACCAGTTGCGAGCGGGACGCCAGCAACGACGTTAGCGGCAGAATTTGCCATTGGTTTTCCTCCAAGTTTTGGGCATGAAAAAGCCCTCACGAAGGAGGGCGAGAAGGGTTAGATCGCTGCTGGTCTGACGTGCCAACGAACGGTGAATTGATAGCGCGGCTTGTCGATGTCCGGGTCCGGGAAGTCTTGGACGCCGCCAACCGTTTCGGCCTTGCGGACAAACAGCCCGGCAGCCTCAACACCAGCAGCAGCGAGCATGTAAGCGTGAGCCGTGCGGGCTAGGAGCGACGCAGTAGGGTCATTCGAAGACCAGCACTCAACGGTTAGCTGCGCGGTGTCCGAGACAATGCCCGTGCGCGAACCGCCCGTAAGTGACACCTTGACCATGTTGTTCGGCATCACGGGTGGCACCGAAGTCGCCACCCGATCCGCCAGAACACCGAGGCCCGTGCGCAGATAGTTAATAGCGGCGACGAGGGCATCCGGGGTGACTAGAACCTCAGTCATCAGCCCCCCAGCCTGTCGAATACGAGCATGAGCGTGTTGTGTTTCGCGTTGTCTCGGATCGCTTTGAAGTCGCCCGTGAACACGGTCCCAATCGCGCGACCAAGAGTCCCGCGCCCGACGCCCTGCACCACGGACCCAACATAGCCATCACCAGCAGCAGAAGCCGCAGCATCAACCTTCGATTCGAGCAACTGCACAGCCTCCGGAGAGCGGCGGATAGCCTCAAAACCAGCGGTATTCCACTTGAACTTCGGCTTAGCCATCCACTCTCCTGAGTGATACGACAGCGCCGGCCTCGCGGTTCGAGAACATGTTCCGCCACTGACGAACCACACCCTCAACCTCATAAGTGACGCCGCGGACAATGACCTGATCCTGCGGCTTGAACGGCATGTTGAACGGACCGTAAAGCGTCGGCTCAACAATCACCCGATCCTGACCAGGCAGGCGCGGCTCAGAAGTAGAACCCGGATCGAACCCGAAACCAGTCAGCTCGACCGGATCCGCGAAGCTCTCAGTGTCGTTGCCGTAAGCGTCAACCGCGCCCGCCGCATAGGCCAGGCGCAACACGGACTCAGCCACTACCAACCACCAATCGGCGGGACGTAAGAATCGGAGAACGGCGACGTTGAGGGGATCATGTCAATCGTGAAGGCGCCGCTGCTTGTGCCCGTAGGCGACACCCGCGCCAACTCATCATCCGTGACCCACAACTCGCCCGGCTGGTCCCCGCCAAGAGTCACCGAACCGCTAAACGGCCCCGTAGTCTCCTGCCGGGTTCGCACACCCTCCGGATTGCGGAACACGCGCTGAACCATGGACGTGACAACGTCCTTGACGTTATCCAGCAGATCAGGCTCGACCGGATCTGCGCTGATGCGAGCGGAAAGGCCCGGAAGCTTCGACCGCAGCAGCCGCTCGGCGCGTCCAACCCACAGGTCAACCTTCGCCAGGTCGGTAGGCGCGTCATCGCCAATCCACGCATCAACCACCTCAGTAGCTGTAGTCCAATTAGCCATGACGCGCCCCCTCGCTATTTCTTCGTGTAACCCGAGTCGAGAAGCGACTCAAGAATGGAATCCGGCACCGTCGAAGCGATGCCGGAAGGGCCAACAACAACCGTGTAGCCCTCGGCTACCGGCGCTGCCTCAACCTTCAAATCCGCCGTAGTGACGGGCCGCTTGATAGCCATCGGCTACTAGGCCGCGTTCTTGAAGGCGACGAAGCTGGACGGATCGTTGACGAGGAAGCCGTATTCGGCTTCAGCCAGGATCGCAACGAGGTTGTTCTCCCAGAGGGAGACGAGCTGGCCGTTGATGGTCACCGTGGCTTCGGTGGAGACGTTGTAGTTGATGCCGCCAACGGCGCCCCACACGGCCTGTGACCAGTCGCCGGCGAAACCGTAGGTCTTGGACGTGGCGTCGTAGATGCCATCGCCGATGAAGGCGTTGCGGCCCAGCAGGCGACCCTGACGGATCGGGCCGGCAGTCTCGGTGAACGGGGACTCAACGAACAGTGGGCGACCCGAGGTGTCCTTGGAGCCGTTCAGGACAGGCTCGAACCGGTTGTCGAACGCCCAGCCGGTCAGCTTCTTGCCGGCATTCACGAGGGTGGACAGACCGGCATTCAGGTCGTCGTACACGGCGGTGAAGGCCGGGGCGGTGCCCGTGAACTCCTGGGTGGAGGAGCCTGTGGCGAGGTTCGTGGAGAACGGCGAAGCGGTGCCGTAGAGCGCGGCGGCGTCGAACGCGGTAGCGAATGCCTCGGCGATCTGCGGGCGCAGCAGGTCCATGTAGCCGCCCGGGTTGGCGCGGACGACTTCGGCGGAGACGACCGCGATAGCGGCAATCTTCTTCGGGTCAATGGTCTTCAGCGCCATCGACCCCTTGGAGGCGGGCTTCTGCGCGCCTTCAGCGACCCAGCCGGCGGACATCTTGCCGGTCGTGACAGGGATGGACTGACCATTGATGCCCAGCGGGACGCGCTGCGCGAGCTGCTGAACCACGGAGGTCTTAGCGGCCTGCTCGAAGATAGCGGCGGACTGGTCACGGTTGAGGAAGCCGGAGAAATCCGAGTTCCGGGTAGCGGCAGTAATTGCCATTTGTTACTCCTGTAGGTTTGGGGCCGCTTTACGCGATGCCCAGGGCTTTCCGCAGTGCCGACTCGATGCCGTCACCGTTCAGTGCGAGACTCGGGCTTCCGCCTTCGTCGGGGATGACAAACGACGCCGCATGCTCGGGCTGCGCGCTCGTCGTAATGAGTGACTTGACCTTCGCCGCGGAAGCCTCCAACGCCTCAGCGTTGGCGCCGTGAACAAGGTCGTGGAAGTCCGCCGGAATGCCATGCTTAGCGATCACCGCAAGCCGCTCCCGGTCGCGCTCAGCCGTGGCCGCACGCTCCTGGAGGGTAGATAGCTGCTCTTGCAGCTTCTGCGTCTCCGACTTTTTCGATTCCTCGATTTCCGCGAGCTTTGAAGCCGCGCCACTGTTTTCCTTAGCGCGGGATTCCCACTTGCGGGCCTCGGCCTTCCAGTCAGTCTCCTGTGCAGGAGCCACTGCCGGTTCGGTCGGGGTTACTTCGGCCTCAGCCGTCGATTCACTCATTACTGTTTCCTCTCCCATGCGGGAACGCCCCATCAAACCTGTGCAGACTTTCAGGGAATTGGATTTGAATTACTCGCCCATGCGGGCACTAAAAAACCACCCGTAGGCGGTTGGTCTATTTGGCGTCCCTGACCTTGGCGTACTGGTCGTAGAGAGCATCTGGGTCGTAACCGTATTGGACGCGGGCCTTGGTTTCATCCCAAACCGGAACCGCGTTACAGCGGCACTTGCCGTGGAATTTCTTAGTCCCGCCGGCAGCCGATTTTGAGTACACAAAGCCGCGCGAGGCGAGCATTAGGCAGAACTTACAAGCGCCAGGCTCGGGGACGCGGGCATATGCCGCGTTATCCTTGTGCGCCGCCTGCATGACAGTCTCGCGGCCCGGCTGGAGGGCGTACTCGTTGGCCATCATTCCCAGGAATGTCGTCAACGTTGCACTATCTCCGAGCCAGAGCGGTCCGCTAGCGCGTGTAGCGTAGCCAAGCCGGGCATTTACTTGTTCGAGCGGCACGGATGACGCTAGCGGGGACCGGAAGGCGCCTGTGACGCCCTCCGCTGCCCGCAACTCCTCGAACCAATCCGCCGCGACAGTCGCAGCCATGTCCCCATACTCGGAAACGAGGCCAGGGACATACTCAAACAGCGCTGCCTGCACCAGATCCGGCCTACCAAAGTTCATCTTGCCCAAGAACTCCAGCAAGTCCCGTTCGACAAGGTCCGCTATGCCGTTATTCGCCTGCTCGAACTGTGTCAGTAGTTGCAGCGACATCCGTAGCCCCCTGCGTCTGAGTGTTCATGGCAGCAGCCAGGGCATCCAGTCGGTTCCCAGCCGTCAGCCGCCGGCGGTCAGCCTGGAAGCGGATGATCTGCTCACGAGTGAGGCCCGCGTATTCCATACCAATCTCGGAAGCCCCGAAGCCTTCAATTGAGGTAGCCAGCTTCGAGAATGCATCAGCACGAGCGGACGGCGACACAATAGCCGGATCCGTAAACTGTGCAGACAGCGCCCTCAGCTCATCAGGAACAGCGCCGAGGTTGTCACGCAACCGAACCGCGAGGTGCATGGCCTGAACCGCGCCATAACCCCACATCGCGTTAGCATCCCGTGTCGTCGTAATCAGCGTTTCCTTAGCCGCGAAAATCGCGTCAGCCGAAGACGGGTTGGATGAGTCGGCGAACTTTACGTCAAGGTCCTGGTCATCGGCGAACAAGTTGGCCCACATGCGGAGCTGGTCGGTGTGCGGCTGGGGGGATGCGCCCGTGAACCTGTGCAGGTCGGGCTTGTCCTCGCCATCTTCAACGTCCATCGCCTTGATTCGGCCCATGAGCGCAGACCACTTGTCATCGCCAACGAAAGATGACACGTCAGCGCCAAACAGGTAATACTCCGGGGCGCTGTAGAACTCGGAGGACACTTCAGCGCGGACAATCGTGCGCAATGCTGAGTCCGAGTAGCCCATAGCGGCGCGCGTGATCCGCGAATGACCCAGCGGGCGCCCAAGCTCATACTTGTGCACCAGCGGGGACACCGAAACGACCCCGAGAGGGTTGCGGCGTACATCAGCTACCCATTTGCCGTGTCCGCGGGTCAGTGTGACGACCTTTTCTGGCGTGTGCATGATCATCTGCGAAATCTGGTGGTTCTCGTCAGTATCAACCACGGACAGGAAGCCGCGCAGAGCACGCCGGCGCCGATCCCACAACGCCGCCGACGCATCAGCAGCACGAGGAAGAACAAGAACGCCAGGCTCACCCGACGCCACGTCACCCTGCGACACCGTCAAGAACGAGCAACCATGCACCGCCGACGAAACAGCAGCAGCAGGGAACTCGACCAGGAAACGGTTATCCCACAGAATCCCAGACAGATCGAACGGGTCATCTGAACCATCCGTCGAAACGAAACCCTCAAACTTCGAACGATCCGTCACCGCGTGAACACCCTTAGCAATCCAGCCGAGCGCGGCCTCAATACTGCGCATCTTCGGAGGCAACGAAATGCCGAAATCCTTCAGCGGCGCCGCACCGTCATAGTAAGACGACCGAATCAGATTCCGGGGCCGCTTAGCCTCCCACGTCCGCAGCAACTCGGCCAGAAGGGCAGCATCCGAATGGTCAAGCACCAACTCAGCACCCGAACCAATCACAGGATCACCGTCTTTCGTTTAGCACCATCGGCGCGGGGTTTCTTAGCGAACTTCACAGCACCGAAATGGGCGGCGGTGATGGCCATTATCTGCGTCAGATCGACCTCGAATGTCTTGCGGTTCCACTTCCAGGCCCCGCCTTCGCCGAACTTCTGCTTCACAGCGCCAGCTAGTGAGGCATCAAGCGTTTCCTGCCCAAAGTGGGTCACCGATTTGTCTTTCATGACTGCGTCATAGAGCCCGCCGCACGCTTGGGAGAGTTCGTTGGGCCCAAGGATGAAGACCTTGCAGCCCTTCTTCCTCAGCGCGGCCTCAATGGAGCGAATAGGGGAATAAGCGTCAATAACAACGGGTATGCGCCGGCCTGCGCGGGCAAATATCCAGTTCACGAGAGCCGTCGAGCCGTCATCCGTAAACGGGGCGTCCTCGGCAACCTCGACGTGCACACCATCAGGCGAGTGGACGGCGACACCGATAGTCACCTTCGTGCGCTCAGGGTTCATGTCCAAGCCAAGCGCAGCCAGGGGCCAATCCTCGGGGACAGTCTCTAGGCGGCGCGCATCCCACGAGGCCGCGGGAATCGGCGCCGCCGTCTTGCCCGCAACGGGCCACATATTCAGCCGCTCACGCGCGAACGAGCGGGCGGAGAACTGCTTCAGCTCAGACTCAACCGTTGTCTGGTTGATACGGAATCCAAGCGCCGGGTTAGCGTCTTCCCAGTTCCCCTTATCAGAGACGAACTTAATTAGCTCATCAGGCGACATCGCATCGACGTCGCCAACAGCAGAAAACTCAACCCAGGCTGCCCGCTTATCCGAACCATCAACAGCGCCATTGCGCACGCGGACAAACGGTTCCCCAAGCTCGCCCATATCCTTCGGAGGCGTGCCCATGTAAATCGTCACAGGGTCACCAGACGGCGCCGCGGAGATAGTAGGCAGTAGCGCCTCTAGCTCGTGCTCCTGTAGCTCCTGCGCCTCATCCAGCACTAGAACATCGACCGTGAAACCGCGACCCGAGCCCTTGGACCGGGCCACGACCTCAATTACGCCGCCGTTTTTCAGCTCGACAGCTTCTTGGCCGTTCGTGTTGCGCACTTCCTTCACCAAAGCATTCAGCTCAGGGAACTTAGCCGTGGGATCGTTGGCCTTCTCACCAAAGAAGAACTTGATCCGCTTGAAAGCCTTACGAGCAGTCTTGATTTCGTGCGCCGTGTGCAAGAACTTCAGACCAAGGGCGATAGTCCCGTACAACTCGACAATCTCAAGCGAACCGTTTTTTCCGTTCTGTCTGGGGACGCTGACACCCCACGTCGAAGAACACCAAGTGCCCTTTTTCGTGCGGCGAAACCAGGAACGGCAAACTGTTTCCTGCCAAGGATCAGCCGTCAGCCCATACGCGGCGGCAAACGCAACAGCAAGGTCCGCGTCCTCAACCGTGAAGCCCTTCGGCGCCGGCGCGGTGTCATAGCGAGGAAGCTGGGAACCGCGTAAAGCCACGACTCCACCAACCTCTAACTAGACTTAGCCTGCCTCTCGGCAATCTTCTTCATGAGCCCATCCAGCGGAGTCGCAACCGGGCCGGCTGCCGAAGTAGCGCCAGAAAGCTCATCAATCTGCAAAAGGACATCCGTGAACTGCCTCGACAGGGCCGCTACCGCTGCTGGCTGCGTCGCCGTATCGAGTTCCAGCGCCAGACGCTCACGGAGAGCAATCAAGCCCGCCAAACGGCCCTTTGGGGCCTCCTCAGACAAGCTCATGAGTTACTCCCTTTCGAGAATTACAGGAACGATGCGCAGTCTTCAGGTTGCCCGGCTCATCCGAGCCGCCCAGTGACTTCGGGGCGACATGATCAAGCGATGGCGCGTGATTGCCGTTAGGATCCCCGAGGCGATCGACTGGCAACTCACACAAGTAGCACAACCAGCCGTCACGCTCGTAAAGTTCTCGACGGAGCTTGGGGTGAATCCAGTCCGATCCGCGGGAGTTTGGCCAGTAGCCGTTCGCCTCGCGGAATGCCCTGCGATATGCGGTCGTCGGGTTGATGCCGTTCTTCATTCGGTACGAGTCTGCATATGCCCGCATCTTTGCGGCCTGCCCGGCCTTGCATGCAGCGCAGCGGCAACCTCCCCGATACCCCGACTCGCCATGCGTTCGTAGTCCACCAGAGGAAGTTCGGCACCGATTGTGCGCAGCCTCGCCCTGTGGCTTTGACGCCTTACCCTTGTGCATCGGGAGGTCGCAGAGATGGCATGTGAGCGTCATGCTGGGCATATCAGCTCCTTGCCGCTATGGAATTTTGACTTCGGGGGGATAAATTGCGCT